CGGTTTCAGAGATGGGGTTCGATTCCCCATCCGGGAGCAATCACTTTAAAATACAATCGAATGAATACACAAAAAAGAATTACCGATCATGGTGAAAGGACCTGAAAATATCCTGATCCGCAATTTATCCGATCAGGATCGGGAGATGTTGAATCAGGTCATGCAAGAAACCGGATGCCGGCAAGCATCAAAAGCTGTCCTAAAGGCGGCTTACTCTTTTGTCCGGTCGGCAGCCTTAATCAAACGACAAGGTGACCGAATCAGGGAACTGGAAGCTGAGAACTATATACTCCGACGTAACGCTACGCAGATCGTCGAGTATAGTAAAAAACTAGACTTAGTGTTATCAAAAACACGTAAGTAATACGTAAATAAAAATCAAACAGACCTTTTTGATATCAATAATCAAATGAACGTAATGGAAACAAAAGAAATTAATAATGTATCCGAGATGATACAAGGCTGTAATGAAGCCATGGTCAACTACGCGTTGACCGAAGATATGAGATTAGTCCGTATGGTGACTTTTTATAATTCAAATGATAGTGATTCAGAACATATTTGCAGTTCTATGGCTGAAGTCTGTAAAAGACAGGGAAATATATCAATCTGCAAAGCATTAATGTACAAGATTTTATCGTTGACAAAAGTAGTAAAAAGAAAAGGAATTGACTTTCATGCTATGCTATTTAAAGACATACCAGGCTATACGCCTGATCCTAATTGTACATCTGATTGTCGAACCTCAAAACAAACAATAAAATGAAAATACATTATTTCTTCCACAGAGAAAGAATGCCTGAATCCGGCATTATATTAGCAGCATATAGCGAGAATGTTATAGATGGACAAATCTACTATCAAAGATTAGAATATCTGACTTTAGCAGTGATTGAAACCCTTAATCTAACCGTTTCTTTTTATCATGAGTTTTCTAAGAATAGCCGTGATAGTGTATGGGTAAGAGATGAAAATGAATTGCTATCTGATATAGCTAAAGATCAACTTAAAACAATCGATGAATGTAATTATCTACGTTTTAGAAAGGCTGCAATAGGCATTTATAAAAATACCGAGATTGTTGATTTCGAAATGTTTAAAGACAGGGAAGATCGTAATATCAATGAAGTTTTCCAATATGGAAAGGTTAAGTTGAAATGTGTGGAAAAGCCTTGTAAGAAAGGTTATTACCAATGTGAAGGTTGCTATTTCTATGACTTTTATTGTGAAAGTATGGTCAGAATTACTGGCAACTGAGATTCTGAATTACGTAAAGATGGCAAGAATGTCATATTTGTTGAAGATAAATAAACGATATAATTGGTAAGACGATCTATTTTTAAGACGAAAATATAAAGTAAAGGCGTTTAAACAGACTTTTGAAGAGGTTTAAACGCCTTTTTTGTGCCATGTAAGGAGACTACAATTAGCATTCCTCATTTATCTTATCAAATAAATCATTATTCAATTTTTGTATGGCTAGTAAATTTACTATGAAATAAATAATTGCATAAAAGATTAAAAGACAGAATAATATTGAAAAACTTAATTTTATATCATAGTTAAAAAATGTTTTAAAAAAACACTCCTTACCTATATATTTGTCAAGGATATAACAAATTGTTGCTATACTAAAATAGACTATAAATGATTGCCTAATATAAAATAAGTTTTTTCTAAGATGATTTATGTAGGCCTTGTTTTTAAGCCCATGAAAACTAAATGTTACAATTAAACTTAGACCTATAGAAAAAATAATTCCAGTCACAGTATAAATAGTAGACATGAAAAAGTCGTCTGGACGGGTATCCCATACAGATGAAATAATGATTGTAAGCAATAATACAACTATAAATCTAATTGCTGTTTTCATTTTCTAATTCACTTAACACCTTTTCCATTTCTTGAAACAACTGAGGTTCAGAGATTTTATTTGTCTCAGTAGTGTCTATTTCAACACTTTTTGTCCAAAGGAGATCACATCCTTTAATAGCTGGTCCCTTTTTGGGTCTGAAGACCACGTTATCAGTTTCACTGATTGGTTTTAATAACGCACTTAGAGACCTTTTGAGATTTTCTTCATCCTTCTTCTTTGGCTTTGCAAATTTAATCAAAAGTTCCGCTGAAACGATCTGTTCTAATTCTATTTCGCTGAAATTTTGAGTATCATTTAAAAAAAAGCTAATAGCTTCTTTTCCCAAGTTCTTTATCTTTTGAACAAAATCATCATTACTATTGTTCACTCCACCGTTACTTACAGTTCGAATAGATGTGTCACTTATCTTAATTTCTTTTAAATCTCCAAGCCTAACTTCTGGTGCAGGTTTTATGATGGGAGTAAACTCAAATAACTTAGTGCCCCTTTCTTTATCTAACAACCAATTGATGTATGTTTGAAATCTAGTTATAGGCTTATTGCTAGATAGAGTAGTTATTAGATATCTATTGTTGAGCATAAAATAATAATGCTCCTTATAAATATTTGAACTTTGAGTGTGTATAGTATCTAGTTCATTCATTTCTATTTTTTCTTGGTCAAAAAGTTCATCAGGGATATTAGGAACATCATCACTTGGCATTATACGCAAAACAACTCCTAATACTAAGTAATTTTCTTTTACATCATAGTCTGATACTAAATCTTCTTCGTTCTTAGGATCATCAACGTTTAGTCTCATTCTTCTGTTTTGTGCGACACTCCCTCTTAGCTTTTGAGACAGAATGGATAATAATCCGCTATTTGATTGCGATAATTCATTATTCTGAATTTCAAAAGCTCTGAGTTTTAAGTTCTTTTTATGTGAAGTCTCTTTCATGGTTTAAATGTTTATTTGTTAATTTATGGCTTTTGTTAAAGTCGTTTTGCAAATTAAATATATAATTATACCAAATGCAACATAATGAAGTATTATTTATTAAAGCTTATAGAAATATACTTTAAAACAAAACAGGAAGATACCAGTTGATGTCGGAACAAAAGAAACCATCTCTCTGATCATGAAGAAGTGAAATAAAATATCGCTTATATGTTTACAAACATGTAAGCGATTGTTTTTCATGGCTAGTAAAAGGGTACATTTGGGAATTGTAATACACTTTAAATTTTAAGACTATGCATGTATATGTTTTAACACCAGTCGATTGTCCTAAAATGATGATGACCTTAGAAGAGTTTCTTGACCGTTTGGATGATCCGTACTTTTGTCCTATGGCAACAGCGGAACA